ATGCTGGTCAAGCCGATATTGAAAGGCAAAGACAAATTGCTTCAGAAAATTTAGCAGCACAAGCACAAAGGGCAGGTGCTTTTGGTGGTTCAAGGCAAGCTGTACAAGAAGGCATTTTGGCTGGTGAAGCATTACGTCAAGCTGGAGCGTTATCTGCACAACAAAGACAAAGAGCATTTGATACAGCATTGCAATCAGGTAGATTTGATATTGGTCAAACCCAAGCGGCACGTACGCTGTCATCTCAGCAACAATTTCAGGCAGAACAATTTGCACAACAAGCACGTGAAGCAGCTGCAGCACGCGAACAAGCAGCACGATCTGGTAATATGCAAGCGGCAAACCAATTTGCAGTGCAACAAGCACAACTTGAACAAGCAGCTAACCAAGCAAATTTTCAAGGTCAATTTCAAGCAGCTAACGTTCAGCAAGCGGCTGCTGGTGGTCTTGGTGGTCTTGGAAGCCAAATGTTTGGTCAAGGAATGCAAGGTCTGGCAGAACAAAGACGCGCTGCCGCAGCAGCACAAGCAGAACAGCAATCTTTATTAGATGCAGCAAATCAACAAACAATGACAAACTTAGGCTATGGTGCTGATGCATTATCAACGGGAACTGGTATTTTAGGCCAACTTCCACAGGCAACAATGACAGAAGCAGGCAATCCTGGGTTATTTGATATTTTAGGTGCTTTTGGAAGTCTTCCATTCGGGTAATAAATGTTTAATGATCGTGACTTACTTGCAAAAACATTACAAGCAGAAGCTGGCAACCAAGGGCTTGGCGGTATGCTTGCGGTCGGCAATGTTATTTTCAACCGAATTGACCAAGGTAATTCTAACTTACAAGATGTTATTTTATCGCCTGGGCAATTTTCTGCATGGAATAAATACACAAATTATGCAGATGGTGAGCAAGGTCAAGATATGGTTAATCTTGAACCTAGTAAAAATGCTTATGCGGCTGCAGATGCTTTGTTATCAGGTAATTTTGTGGATATTACAGGAGGCGCAACGCATTACTACAATCCTGACATTTCGCAACCTTCATGGGGTGCTCAATCAGGTGGTAATTGGAAAACAATCGGCTCACATTTATTTGGAAAAGCTGGATCATTTAACGAAGGGTCACAAACAATGGCTGAAGAATTAACAGCGCAAGATTTACAAAATCTACAACAACAAACTCTGCGACCACAAGGTTTAATGGGCTTTTTACGCGACCCAAGAACACGACAAATTTTGAGTTCGTTTAGTAGAAGTAGAGTTGGTGAGCGATTAGGTGAAATTGCTGATAGAGACAGAGAATTACAAATAGCAAAAGACGAAGATAATAAAACTGCTAGATTTTTAATGAGCCAACCGCAAGGCGTAAAATATGCTAGAGCCATTTTAGAAGGCGGCTTGTCAGGTGCTGAAGCATATAGCCAATTTTTAGCAGAAACACAAAGGGCTGGCACAAAAGTTGGTGAACGAATTATTGACCCTGTTACTGGTGAAGTTATTTACGAAGGAAGCGGAGCAGATCAATTAAGTAAAGACCAAGTAGGAGTGGTTGCACAACTTAATGGTCAGCTTAGGCAAATATATCGACCCTACGATGAAATATTTAATGGGTATAATTTAATTAAAAATGCAATTTCACGCGCACAAGATGGACAAGTTACCTCTGGCATTGACGATTTGACTGTAACCATTGCTTTTGCCAAAATTCTTGACCCAGAAAGTGTTGTAAGAAGTGAAGAAAGTGCTGCTGTATCACGCGCTGGCGGTGGAATAAATGCTGCAATAAATGCCTTTAAAAACTTTTTAACTGGTGAAGGTTTGCTTGCTGATGATGTTAGACAAAGAATATTTAAAGTGGCAAGTGATACCGCAAAAACATGGTATAATAAATCATTAGAAGAATATAATAGAGTTTTAAAAACTGCTAGTTTGTATGGCATACCTGATAATATTGCAAAAGAAGTAATTTCTAAGCCACGTGAAATGTCGATTACGCCAATTCCGTCAAGTACTGAAGACTCACAACTACCAAATGGCATAATTCCTCAGTCTGCAATAGATGCAGGTCTTACACAAGAAGATTGGAACAACATGAACGAACAGGAAATAGCACCATTTCTTTAAGGATTTATTAATATGGTCACAGAAGCACAACAAGCAGCAGCAGAAGCATATAAAGCTCGTATAGCTAGTGAAAATGCAGAAGCTGAACAGTTAAAAAAAGAAACTCCTACGCAACGTGGTAGAACCTTTTTGCAAGGATTAACTTTTGGCACAGCAGATGAATTAGAAGCATATATAAGAAGTCTTACATCTGAACGTGATTACGAAGACCTTGTAAATGAAATTCGTGGTAATTTAGACGCATACAAACAAGCAAGACCGTTAGAAGCTGCAGGTGCAGAAATAGGTGGTGCGCTTGCGCCTGTTGTAATTGCTACATTTTTAACTGGTGGTGGTGCATTACCAGCAGTGGCGGCTCGGTTTCCATTAATTAATAGTCTTGTTGGTCGTGTTACTGGCAAACTACTTGGAACAAAAGGAACACAAACAGTAAGTGGTGGAATTGTAGTCGGTGGCGGTCAAGGTGGTCTAACAGGATTTGGAACAGCAGAAGGCGATGTAACTGAGAGAATTGACGAAACATTAACTGGAACTGGCACAGGAATGGTATTTGGTGCTGGTGGTGAAGTTGCAAGTAAAGTAATTGGCAAAAGTCTTGGTGCATTACTAGATTATGCTAGACGCCAATTTGGTAGTCGTGCAAGCGGTGCAGTTGAAAGAGAAATACAACGCTTGGCAAAGGAACGAGAAATTACACCAGAACAGGCATACCAAGAGGTTCTTGAAGGTAGAATATTAGCAGAAAATAGAACATTACGAGATATTGTTAGAACCTATAGAGCAACTGGTGGTGAAGCAGCAACAATTTTACAAAAAGAACTTTTACAGCGACCAAATGTTACAAGAAAAGATGTTGTAGAGTATTTAGAAAGTTCGTTAGGTGTAAAGCAAAAAAATATTCTTGAACAACAAACAAACAGGCTTGCAACACTTAAAGACGATGCAGAAAAACTTTACGAAACAGATGCATTTAATAATAATGTACCACAAGAATTTACAAATACCTTAGCGTCAATATTTACGCGAGTGCCAAGAGCATTTGATGAAGTTAAAGAAGCATTACAAGCCAGAGGCGAAAAAATGTTTTTTAAACTTGACGATAATGGTAACTTAAAAATAACTGGTCAACCTACAATTGGACAAGCAGAACGTGTTCGTAGAGCAATAAATAATCGTGTTAAAACTTTATTTGATGCTGGGCAAGGTGATGCAGCAAAATCATTAAAAGCAGTAGAGTTAGAATTACGCAACATAATTGATAACATCAGTCCTGATACAAAAGCTGCGCGAAAACAATATTCTGAACTGATGTCGGAAAACGATGCTTTTAAAAATGCACAAAAATTATACACCAACAATCCTGATTTTGATATGTTGCAAAGCGAATGGGATAAAGTAGTTGTTCAAGGCGATGCACAAATAAAAGCTTTTCGTCTTGGTATTATGAGTAAACTTAGAAGAATGTTGAGTGGTCGACAATCGGCAGCAACAATTAAAAATTTATTAGATGAAAATAATAGTATGAATCAGTCGCTAACGGAAATTTTCCCCGAACAAAATTTAGAAGAAATGTTAAAAAGACTAAGTGTTGCAAAAGAAGCAAACGATACTGCAAACCAAGTATTAGGACAGTCACAAACTGCAATAACAAATGCGCTTATAGAGCGTCAGCGCGGTTCTGATTTATTAGATGCTGGTCTTGATATTGCAACAGGTGGGTCGGCAATATTTGGCATAAGTAGGCTTTTAATGCGTATGTTGAAAAAAGCAGAACCTGAGTTTTCTGATGCACAAAGAAAAGAAATTGTACAGATAATGGTTTCTCGCGATGCTGATCGTATAAAAAATATATTAAATGATGAAAGTTGGCGTGCAGTTTTACAAGATTATTTAACCACAACATCCTCCGCAATTCTGCGTGGTGGACAAAGAGCTTCAATACAAATGCAAGCACAAAATGAAGAGTTTTTGCCAAGCATGATGGACATGCTTAGAAGCTCGCCGCAGTAAAGGGAATTAAAATGCGTATAGAACCAATGGATCGCAATACAATAGAAGGAATTGTGCAAAGCGCAGTTCGAGAAGCCATTGATTTTATTGAAAGCGAAATATCAGAGCCAAGACTTAAAGCACAAAGATACTTTGATGGGCAAGTTGACATTGGTTCTGAAAAAGGAAGATCGCGCGTTGTTGCAACAAAATGTCGTGATGTAATTCGTGGCATTAAGCCTTCAATACAGAGAGTATTTTTATCTAACGATAATGCAGTTGAATTTGTGCCTAGAATGCCAGAAGATATTGAAATTGCAGAACAAATGACAAAATATGCAAACTACAAATTTATGCAGAATAATGGGTTTCGTCTACTGAATGACGTATTTCAGGATGCAATGGTTAAAAAATGCGGCATTGCAAAGGTTATGTTTGACGAAAAATCTGAAACAGAAATTACAACACACACTGGTTTAACAGAAGAAGAATTTACTTATTTGGCAGAGGCTGATGATGTTGAAGTTTTAGAGCAAACAATTTCTGTAAAAGTTGAAATTGACGAAAACGGCGCAGAAATAGAGTTACCGAGTTATGACTGTAAATTAAGTAGAAAAGTTGAAGATGGTGACATTGAAATTGTTTCGGTGCCGCCAGAAGAATTTTTTGTTGATAGAAATGCTAGATCAGTTGACGATTATTATGTAATTGGGCACCGCACTGATTTAAGAATAGCTGATTTATTAGCAATGGATTACGACGAAGATGAGCTAACAGGTATATCTGGCACAACTTCCACAGTTGACTCAGAGGCAGAGTTTGAGCGCAGAGGATATGCTGTTGATGAGGACGATGACGAAAACGTAGACCCAACTTCTAAAAAAGTTATGGTTACAGAAGCATATATGAAGGTCGATGCAGAAGGAACTGGTGCGCCACAACTTTATAGATTTATCCTAGCTGGTGCTGGTTATAAAATGCTTTCTTACGATTTAACTGACGACGTGCCGTTTGCTGTTTTTGAGGTTGATCCTGAGCCACACGCATTTTTTGGTAGAAGTCTTGTTGATTTGGTTATGGACGATCAAGATGCTGCAACTGCAATGTTGCGTGGTGTGTTAGACAATGTAGCTTTAACAAACAATCCTGGGCTTGAAATTGTTGATGGTCAGGTTTCTGTTGAAGATTTATTAAACAACGAGATTGGTAGAATTGTAAGGGTTAAACAGGCTGGTTCTATAAGGGAAAATGTTGTGCCTTTTACTGCGGGATCAACTTTACCAGCACTTCAATATTTTGATGCATTAGTAGATAATAAAACAGGAGTTTCAAAGGCTGCACAAGGTCTTGACCCTGATGTATTGCAATCTGCTACTGCTACTGCTGTTGCTGCTACAGTTGAAGGCGCTGCTGGTCAAGCAGAAGTTATTGCGCGAAATTTAGCAGAAGGCGGTATGCGTAGATTATTTAAATTAATTGCTACAACAATTATTAAAAATTCAAATAAAGAAGAAATTATAAGGCTTAATAATAAATTTGTGGCGGTTGACCCAGCCGTTTGGAATGCCGATATGGATATGATGGTAAATGTTGGTATTGGAACTGGCAGAGAAAACGAAAAGGCGGCAATGCTGCGTGAAACATTACAAATGCAAATGAACGTTTGGCAAACATACGGTCCAAATAACGGATTAGTTACAATGACAAATGTAAGAAATACTTTGGCAGACATGATGGCATTTGCTGGTATGAAAAACAGCGATAGATATTATTTGCCTGTTACTGAAGAAAGTGAACAACAATTAATTGCACAGAAACAACAAGAAGCTGCAATGCAAGCACAACAAAGCGGTGCGCCTGCAAGCGATCCAAATCAAGTTTTCTTGGCGGCAGAACAAATGAAAACGCAAGGCAAAATGCAAGTAGATATGGCAAGGTTACAGCTTGATGCACAAAAAGCTGCGGCACAAAATCAATTTAAAATGCATGAACTTGCTATGAAAGATGATTTAAAACGTGACGAAATGGTACAAGACCTAGCTGTTGAAGTTGCAAAAATATTAGGTGTATATGGTCAGAATGTAGATGTTGCAGCAATAAAAGCAGAACAAGATGCAACCAGACCACATAACGAAAAAATGATGGGTAATTATGGACTACAAGAAACGAGCAATTAGAGCAAAAAACTTATTACGAGATGAAACCTTTACGGGTTTTATGGAAGATTTGCGACAGGAACAATTACAGAAAATCGCAAATACCACCGCGTCTGAAATAGAACAGCGTGAAGAATACCATGCTATTTTAAGGGCGTTAAAGCAAATTGAGTATACTGTTAGAGCAGATATTGATGCTGAGTTACTCATTAACAGAAAGGGAACGGTACCGCATGGCGACTGAACCAAACAGTGGAAGCATTCAATCCATTGCTGATATGCTTGTAGATCAACCACAAGCAGAAGAGCAGAAAAATGAAAATTTGAGCGAAGATACAAAAACTGAAGTAAAGGCAAGTCAGGACGCTGAAACCGAAATTGAAGAAGATGTATCCGAAAGCGAAGATGACACTTTCTACGATAGTGATGACTCTGATGAAGAAATATCAGACGATGAAATTGTAGATGAGGATGAAGATGATGGCGCTGCAGCCGTTCCTCTGGAACTTTCCGATGACCTCGAAATTTCTTATAAAGCCGATGGTCAAATGAAGAAGGCAACCCTAGGGGAGCTAAAGCGTAGCCGCGCAGGACAAGACTATATCCAAAAGGGAATGGAAGATAATGCTAAAATTCGTAAAGATTTAGAGCAAATGACCGTTTCCGTGCAGCAAGAACGTGAAAAGTTAATTCAGCGTTTAACAGACCTTCAAAATGGTGCGCCGCAACCACCTCGCAAACCGTCAAAGGAGCTTGAAAATAGTGACCCTTTAAAGTATGCGATTGAGTTAGGTGAATACCGCGATAGAGTTGATGAATACCAAAAGTTTCAACAAGAAGCTATTGACCTACAAAGGCAACAACAAGAGCAAGATGCTCATGCCAAGTTAGAGTATTCTCGGCAACAAGCAGAACTTTTAAAACAAGAGCTACCAGAATTACGTGATCCAGATAAAAGTGCAAAACTTTTAAGTGATATACATAATACTGCGGTTCAACATTACGGTGTTCCAGAACAAATTTTAAGTTCTTTGACACACGGATGGGAATTTAAAATTATGCGAGATGCGGTAGCCTATCAAAAACTCATGGCAAAACGTGGGAAAGTGCAAGAAAAATCTAAAAATGCACGACCTATGGTAAAGCCTGGTGCAAAGCGTACCGAAGATGGAAAAACAAAGAAGGCGCAAGAAGCACGTTCTAGGATGAAGCAAAAAGGTGACATAAATAGCGTCACTGATTATTTATTGTCTTGACGAAAGGACTTAAAAATGGCTGTTACAGCAAATACAAACGAGACGTATGACGTCACAACAATCCGTGAGGATTTAAGCGAAGCTATGGCTTCAATCACACCAACAGAGACAATTTTTATGTCTACTATTGGTTCACGCAACGTAGACAATACATTCTTTGAGTGGAGTGAAGTTGACCTTGCAGCAACAGGCGCGAACAGACAAATAGAGGGTGATGTTGGATTATCTAACACTGCGCCAACTAACGCTGTTCGTAAAGGTGGTTACACACAAATTTCAGCAAAAGTTGTAGAAGTTTCTTCAACAAACCAAGCTGTAAACGGTGTGGCAAATGCACAAACAGTTGCAAAACAAGTTGCATATAAACTTTCTGAGCTTAAACGCGATATGGAAGCAATGTTACTTGCAAACGTAGCTGCAAGTGCTGGTTCATCTGGTAATGCCAGACAAACTGCTGGTTTACCAGCTTACCTAACAAGTAACGTTTCACGTGGTTCTGGTGGTGCAAACGGCACAACATCAGGAAGTGGTGAAAGTGGATTTGTTAATGCTGCTGCAACTGATGGTACATTAAGACCTATAACAGAAGCACTTCTGAAAACAGTTATTGCTGCTGCTTGGAACTCTGGTGCGCAACCGTCTGTTGTAATGTGTGGTTCTGCACAAAAGCAGAAAATATCAACTTTTACTGGTAATGCTACACGTTTTAAAGAAGCAGAAGATAGCAAACTTAATGCTGCTATTGATGTGTACGTTGGTGACTTTGGTGAATTACAAATTGTACCAAATCGTCATATGCGTGTACGAACTGTATCAAGTGTTGACTACACACCAGATGTTTTTGTACTTGATCCAAACTTTGCAGAAGTTGCTTATCTACAAACAGCGAAGCAAGAACCACTTGCTAAAACTGGCTTGTCAGAGCGCAGACTTATTTCTTGTGAGTATGGTTTACAAGTTACTTCACAAAAAGCACATGGTATTGTTGCAGATATTAATGCATCATAAAATAAAGAGGGGCAGCAATGCCCCTTTTTTTCAAGGAGGAATAAATGAAAATAAAAATTACAACAGATCGCCAGCCTTTTCTTGATGATGAACCAAAAAACATGGGAGACATTGTTGAGGTTAGTGCAGAAGAAGGGGCAACATTTATTGAAAATGGTTTTGCAGAAGAGGTAAAAACTACAACAAAGCCAAAAAGAGCCAGAAATGAAAAGGGACAGTTAGTTGCAGATGATCCCAATACGCCAGATGTAAATGAGGCTTGGGAGGACGGAGAAGCTCCACAATGAGCAAAACAGTTTTAAATACCTCGTACCACACAGAAGACGATAAGCTCGTTATACGGCGCTCTCAGGACGTACAGCGCATATTAGATTTTAACAAAGAGCGAAACATAGATGGTCATAATAGAAATAGCGATATGCGGTTAGCTGGTTCTATACCTTTTGTTGTAGCAGAAATGTGGGCAAAAGAATGTGGTGCAAAAATAGGATCGCAAGAGTTTTTAGCGTATGTAAAGAAAAAATTACAAAGCGGTGAATTTTCGAAGTTAGTAGCCAACGGATATTGATATGAGTAAACCAACATTAGCATCATTAGATAAAAGGGTAGTAAAAGTGGAAACGCAATTGGATGAACGCTGGAAAGAGACTATGGCTAGAATACGCAGGGTTGAAATGGTTATTCTTGGCAGTGCTGGCGCTATGATCCTTATGTTGGTTTCTATTCTTACTAAGGTCTAATGATTGACCCTATTTCCTGTGTCACGCTCGCTGCTGGCGCTTTTAAAACTTTGAAATCTGCCGTTGCGGCAGGTCGTGATCTACAGGATTGCAGTTCACAATTGGTAAGTTGGGGAAAAGCGTTTTCCGATTTTAACAACATCGAGGAACGTGAAAAAAACCCGCCCTTTTGGAAAAAAACTTTTAGAGGTAGTGATGAAGAAACAGCTTTAGAAATTTTTGCCCAAAAGAAAAAAATGGAATCCATGAGGGCTGAAATGAAGGAAATAATTACATGGCACTACGGCAAATCGGGCTACGAAGAACTGCTCCAAATCGAGGCGCAAATGCGAAAAAAACAACGTGACGAAGTTTATAGAAAGCAACAACAAGTTGATGCGCTAATAAATTTTGCAATTGGTACTGTAATATTTGCTGTTGGCGCTGGTGTAATATTTTTTATTTTTTACATTTGGGGTAGTAGACAAGGGCGTTGGTAAATGTGGGTTTTGCTTTGGTTGCAAGTTATAAGTGGCACGTTTGACCATTATCACGTTGGCAGTCATACTAGTGAAGAAGCTTGTAAAGCTGCTTTATCAAAAGCAAAAGTGCTTGTAACAAATCAAAATTCTAAAGTTGTATGTATTAAAATAGAACGGTGATACTTAAGGAATGGCGCAATAAATACATTGTATATGACAAAAACGGAAAAGTGGTTATAATAAGTCGTGATAAAAAAGTGGCAATAAATTACGCAAGGTCTTTTAAATGACAGAGTTTGATAAAGCAGATATAAACGGAAACGGCGTAATTGAAAAAACCGAGTGGAATAAATTAGCACTTGAAGATCGTCGGTTAGAAATGGTTGATCGCGATTTAAAAAGAAATGCAGAAAGACGATTTACTGGATTTGCTTTGGCTGGAATGTTAATTTATCCGTTCATAATATTATTAGCTTCTGTTCTTGGGTTTGATAAAGCTGCAACTTTAATAACAGATATTGCATCAGTTTATGTTATTGCTGCATCAGGTGTTGTTGCTGCGTTTATGGGTTTCAATGCATACAGCGCAAAAACAGATAATAAAAAATCAAGTATACAAATGGAGGAAAGTTAATGTTGCAAAATATTATTGGTCCTATAGCAAATTTAGCAGGAAGTTGGCTTGATGCCAAATCGCAAGCACAGGCTGCAAGTGCTAAATTAAAACTTACAGAAGCAGAAGCCAAAGCCAAAATTATGCTTAGTAAAGAAACATCAGTTGCAGATTGGGAAAGAATAATGGCTCAAGGCTCGCAATCGAGCTGGAAAGACGAATGGTTTGTAATTGTTTTATCTATACCACTTATTTTGGCGTTTATTCCTGGCACTGAAGGTTGGGTAGATAGTGGCTTTGAACAGCTTTCAAAAGCACCAGACTGGTATTTTTATAGCCTTGGCATTGCAATTTCAGCCAGTTTTGGTGTTCGTGGTGTACAGAAATTTTTTAGGAGGTAATTATGGGAAAAGGCGTAAAACATTATTTTAAAGACGGTACAGAGCATAAAGGTGCAATGCACAAGATGCCAAATGGCACAATGCACTCTGGCGCTCGTCATACGGCAAGCAGTAAAAAACTATTTCATTTTAAAGATCTCAGCGCGACAGCCAAAAAGAAAGCAAAAAAATGAGTGATTTAAAAGTACCAGTTGCCTTAGTTTTTGCTATGGCAGTACAGTTAGTTGGTTTGGTGTGGTATATAAGTAATATTGTACACGACATTGAGCATTTACAAGGTCAGGTATCGGCACAACAAGATATAATTGAATTGTTAAATGACGATGTAAATGATTTGTGGGTATTTTGTACGTATACAGAAAATAAATGGGCAGAAGCATATACCGACGATATGGTTTATCAGCGCGTTTGTGGTTCAAAGGAAATAGTAAATGAGTAAAGCCTTAAAAATATTACAAACAAAAATTGGTGCTTCGGCAGATGGTGCTTTTGGTCCAAACACTGCAAAAGCAATTTGCAATCATTATGTACTCAACCCAGAGCGTGGCGCGCATTTTCTAGGTCAATTAGTACATGAAAGTGGTACATTTAAATATACAGAAGAAAACTTAAATTATTCTAAAGAAGCAATTTTAAAAGTTTTTGGTAAATATTTTAAAACAGAAGCAGAAGCTGAAAGCTGTGCGCGCAATCCACAAGCATTGGCAGATCGAGTATACGGACACCGATATGGTAACGATGGACAAGGATACCTGTGGCGCGGTCGTGGATTTTTGCAATGCACTTTTAAAGAAAATTATGCAATGTTTGCTGATGATATGAATTTGCCAGAAGTAATGAAAGACCCAGATTTAGTTGCTACAGATTATCCTATGGAAAGTGCATTATGGTTTTTCAAGCGTAATAACCTTTGGGAAATGTGCGATGTCAAGCCAACATCTGAAAGTGTTAAAGCACTTACAAGAAAAGTAAATGGCGGTTACAACGGTTTGAAGCACCGCCAAGAAGAAACTTTCAAAATATATAAGTGGCTTAACTAAGGTCTAGGCATCGGCTTTACAAGCTCATTAGAAGCGTGGTGAGTGCCTTTGCAATAAATATGGACATCATCTAGGTAAGGTTTTGTTATGGCATACATAGCTGTCTTTGAGTGGCTACAAGCGTCATAAGACGGAAATAGTATGTTGTAAGTAAGTGGTTCGCCTTCTACAAAGTAAGTTAAAACCATAAAAGTAAAATATTTAATCATTGTATTTGCTCCGTATATTTTATAATAATTGCATGGGGCAGTATTAATCAATTAGTTGGTAAGTCCACATTTTCCCCGTGGCTGCCCCACGATTTTGCTTTTTATCTTATTTTGTGTTATTGTTAATTAATTGGTAAATATTGCTCCTTATTTTTTTTACCTAGATTAAGCCCCTTTTCCTCCCGAGGGGCTTTTTCTTTTTAACAAATACTAAAAAAAAGTAAATAATTTGTTGACACCACTAACTCACTTGATAATTTGTACCTACAAATCGAGAAACATGGAGGTTCAAAATGCTTGATTTTACAACAACTACCGAAGATACTTGGAACTTTAAAGTAAACGAATTGCCTTTAATTCCACAGGGCATGACTCAACCAGTAGATGGCTGGAAGGTTTTAGTACGAGAAGATACTGGACAGCATCTACACGTTCATCGCAACAGTTACCAAATGTTACCACATGATGATGTTGTTAATGCTACTTACGACAGTATTAAAAATGCAAATATTTCTAACGATTTTGATTTCAATGTTAAATGCCTTGAAAGTGGTCGGAAACTAGAAATTGACATTTTATTTAATGATTTGGTTGCCACACCATCAGTTGACGATCACATTAAATACAGAGTTCGCGCTTATAATTCTTATGATGGTTCTTGGGCTTTTCAAACTGTGGCAGATGCCTTTAGACTTTGGTGTTTAAATGGCTGTACTACTCGCGAATCAATTTCAAGATTGTGGATGCGTCATACTGCACAGGTTTCTACAGAAGGTGCAGCAGACAAAATTATAAAAGGTCTTGAAACCTTCCATACACAAAAAGATTTATGGCAAGAATGGATGTCACAAAAAGTTACTAAAAAAGGTGCAGAAAATTTCTTTAAAGCTACCTTGATCAAAAATAAAACCAAATCAAGCGAAGAAAGCTGGAACAAAAAACAGCTAGAGGTTTTAATGGGTCAACTTAATAACGAATTTCGTGATCTTGGCAAAAACAAATGGGCTGTTTACAACTGCATGACGCATTGGGCAACTCACACAACTCAAAATAAAAACCCACATAACGTAACACGCGACAGAGAAAGCAAGGTTGCATTTGCTCTTAATCACACCAGATGGGAACAGTTGGCATGAGTAGACAAGAACTTTGGATTGCCATTCTCTGGGCAATATTTCTGGGAATTGGCGTCATTAACATAGACAAATTTTTTATACCATGAATTAAGAGGCTTCGGCCTCTTTTTTCTTTTGTAAATAAAATATTGACATAATCTTTGTAGTTGGTAGTTTGGTATTACTTTATGGAGGTTCAAATGTACGACAACGATATAACAATAAATGTAGAATATAGAGGTTTCGAGTTTGATGTAACTATTCACTATAAGTATGACTTGCCCACAGGCTTTTCAGACGATCCGTATGGTGCCCAAATAGATATTGGGTATATAACACGCCCCTCAACTCTTAAACCCCTCTCACAGAGGCTTACACGCGCCCTTCTTAAAGAATACCAAAAAAATTTTATTGAAGATATTTTAGAAAAAGAAGGGAATTTGTAATGGAATCGCAAAACAAAGAAATTTTAAAATCACTTAAAGAAGGTAATAAACTTACTCAAATAGATGCTTTTGAACTTTTCAAATGCTGGAGGTTGGCGGCAAGAATTAAAAACCTTCGCGATGACGGTCACCAAATACATACTGAAATAGTTACATTGCCAAATAAAAAACGAATTGCATACTATTCACTTATTAAGGAAGCACCGCATGAAATGGCGTCAACTACTTGACAAACAGCGAAAAGAAAAAGTTTCGTTGGTTCAAAAAACTATTAAAAAAACAAAAAATAAAGCCGATGCAGCAAGACTGCTCGGCGTTACTCGTCAACAAATGACAATTTTAAATAAATCTTATGGTGTTACAGATGAACGATAAATGGTGGCCTGAGACATGGGCAGAAATGAATTTGCGGCATTATAAAGAAAGGCAACAAGTTTTGCAAAGATTATCTGATTGTGGCTATACGCAAACAGAAGCAGCTTCTATTTTACAAACCTCAATAAGATTTATTAATACTTATGCAAAACGGTATAATGTGGATTGGAAAGTAAAACGTCAAGGAGGTAAGCCCCATGCCGCGCCACATCGAAAGTAATCCATTTATGGCTGGAATGTTGAAAAATGCAAAGCAGCAAGTTCGCCGATGGGAAAATGAATGTAATCGTTCAGAACCAATGAAAAATGCACACTGGGAACTACAAAAAGCACGAAACGAATTAAGCGATTTATTATCGGACTTAAGACAAGAAGGCTATAAAGTATGACAGAAAAAGATTTTCGGCTTTGTTTTCGATGCGAAGATGTAAAAATTGACGAGTATTTTATGTGTTTACCATACATTATGGGTAATTACGATATGGAACCTATGTTAGCATCACCTAAAAATTTATTGTCAGAAAAAAACGATTTTGGAACTAGATCAATCGTAATTTTTCAAGCAGATCACGACGTTGACACCGATCCAGAAATTTTTGACGTTGACGAAATATTAGCATTTATACATGACAGAATACATAACCCACCAAAATACGATGCTTAACGTTTGTCAATTTATTGTAGATGGTAAACCAATCGGCAAAGGCAGACCACGTTTTACGCGAACAGGGCATACTTACACACCAAAAGAAACACAAGATTACGAAAAAAAAATAAAACAATCTGCTTGGGTTGCAATGCAAAAGGCAAAGCTTGCAGTTACATCAAGACGCGTCAGTATTATTTTAACAGCATATTTTGAAATACCAAAAAGTTATAATAAGAAAAAACGAAAAGAATGCGAAGCAAATATTATTATTCCAAAGCGTCCTGACATTGATAATATAATAAAGTCTGTTTTAGACGGCTGTAATGGTATTGTTTATCAAGATGATTGTATGGTTTGGCACGTAGCAGCTTTTAAAAAATACTGTAATGTGGGCGAAAAACCACATGTCAATATAAAAGTACAATGGGATAGCGGAGCAGATCACTATGTTAGTATTTGATATGGACGGCACTTTAACCGAAAGTAAATCAAAAATAAATGAAGATTTTGCAAAGTATTTAACCAAAATTTTTAAAAGTACAGAATGTTCTATTGTAACAGGTGCTGATTATGAAAGCGTCAAAAATCAACTTGGGTTTGAATTATGTTACCACGTAAAATGGGTTTTTGCTTGTGGTGGTGCTCACGTAATACAAAATGGCTTAACCAAATACAAAAGTAAGTGGCAATGTAAGCCTGTTATAGTACGATTTTGTGAAAACTTTGTACGAGACAGTGATTTTCCACATAGAACTGGTAACCACTTTGACCATCGAATTGGTATGTGCAATTTTTCGGTGCTTGGACAGGGTGCAAGTAAAACCGAAAGAAAGCACTACATTGCATGGGATTTAGCAACTAATGAACGAAAAGAAATTGCAAAAAAAATTAACGACAAATTTACTGGTGTTGTTGCAAGAGTAGCTGGCGAAACAGGAATTGATATTACACACCAAAATATAAGTAAGGCAAAAATTATTGAATATTACAACAAAGACAAACTTAAATTTTTTGGTGATAAATTGCAAAAAGGTGGTAATGACTTTCCGTTAGCAAAAGTTTTGAAGCAATCACAATGTTTTGAAGTAAAAAATTGGCAACACACTCAAGACTTGTTGCGCGATATGGGTTTTTGAAGTTCTGCCCATTCATGTAGGTTCTGTTCTTCTAGAGTAGGAATAGTCTGGTCCATAGGTTTCACGCCACAATTTTGGTTCTTTATGGATTGCAATTTTACTTTGATCCCAATTGCCTTGGTGATGCCCTTCGCATAACGGAATAGCTTTTTCATCTGCAACCTTTTCTGTACCAAATCTTTCATGTATTGGATGATGTGCTGTTGTTGGTGACTGTTGATTTTCGCCAAATCGTTGACAAACACAACAAGGCATTTCTCTTATTTTATCAAGGTATTTTTTATTTTTTTTCGGTTTGCCTGTTTTTAAACCAACAGGAGGTTTATTAGCCAAATTCGTCAAGTGGATCGTATCCTATTGTTTCAGCAATTTTTTGCATTGCGGTTTCAAAAAAATCGTTAAATTCTTTTTGATCCATTTTATTAAATGCAATACTATCTGGAACATAGTAAACGCCGCCATTGGCTTTATTTATGACTGTGCGATAATAACCGCAAAGCATTTTCAGATCGTCATGTAAATGAGATGCTGTTGCCCACTTATTTGTTGCTTTGACTACATTATTTAAAATAGACCAATATAGCTTATGATGCTGTGGTGATCGCTCACTGACAGCTTGAATATCAAAAAGCTGATTGGTGGTATATGTTTCTAGTATTTCTGCATCGTATCGCGTGACAGGGTGCAAGACCCCATCACGCTTTACAACTTGCAATATTGGCTTTTTAGAACGGGATTTCATCTTCTTGGTCTTCGCCGCCTGTATAAGTCGAATCGTCCGTTGTACTAGAATGTTCTTCGGAGGTTCTTCTAGTACCACCTAAAAGTTCTAATTTAGCTACGTTGCAAGTTATCTTGGTATTTCCGTTATATTCATTAGTGCCAAAGTCACCATGAACAAAAACTTTTGTACCTTTTTTAAGATATTGCTCTAATTTGCACATAGCGCCCCACACCGTACATTCAATGTAGGCCGTTGTTTTGGTTTTTTTATCATTAACTGCTACAGAAAAATTCACAACATCTGTACCGTTTCTTGTTTTATTTATTGGTGAGCAATCTTTTGTTAAATTACCGATAAAAGAATGTGTATGCATTTATGCTTCTACTTCTATTTTTGCTTCATCCCAAGCAATTTGTAATTTATCTGCACGATCTTTATCAAAACTCATTAGTTCTTTAATAACAAATTTTGCATCGTTTTCCCATTTTCTTAGCATTTGAGCGGTTGCTTTGGGAAGCATTGTTTCAAGTTTATCTGCTCTTTCACGTAAACCATCTTCGCGTTTTTTCTTTTTAACAAGCATTGCATCTTCACCAACGGCAGTATTACCGTCATCGTCTGCAACAGGAACGCCTGTGAGTGATGCCAAGCCATAGCGTCTAGCATATGTGATTGCACCACCAAGTGATTGCATATCGTTTTTCTTGTATTCAAGATAAACTTTGCTGTTAAAAACATGGCCTGTTACGTGCGTTATTTTGGTATCTACAAATTGTCCTATTTCATCACCACCACATTCTTGGGTAATAATAAAACCTTGTGCTGCAAATGATTGAGTTACAGCATCTTGTATTGCCGATAAATCTGCATACGAATTATTTAAAAAGTTATTTTTTTGATTTTTAATTGCTTTGCCCATATTGGCTTGTGCTTCGGCAAATGCAGTGATTGGATTTATTTGTTCAGTCATTATTTCATCCTTATTGATACAGTTTGAGCGCCAGTTACTAATTCTGCACCGTCAATTTTGACACCCGCTTTAAGTTGTTTTTTTATTTCTTCTTTATCTGGTGAGACGGTCACCTTGCATAGTTGACTAGGTATTTCCTCTTTGTTGTGTATAATTACGCTATCTATGCCGTTTCGTAATGATACAGTTGCAATAGCATGAGGTATCTTTTTTTGGTTAGTCATTAAAAGAACCTTATGCAGTGTATTTTTTAACGCGTCTTTGCGTTGTTTTAAACCATTTTTTCTATTGCTGTACTTTTCAATTAGATTAGTGACAGCTTCAATTTGACTATCTGTTTCGTTAATCTTTTCTAAAATTGTGCCAACAAAATCAAGGACATCTGTTTCACCGTCTAAGGTATCCCAAAATGTTTCTAGATCGTCTGCATAATCTGCAAGATACTCTGAAACCATAGTTATAAGTCTGCTATCAATCTGCATTTTCCACCTTTATACGTTCAAGGTTGCAAGCAAACTTACTTTTGTTAAAAGCACTATTTATGGCAATATCTAATAACTTTGTAGCATTGGTAGGAAATGCCATTCGCTTATATTCTTCATAAGTAATTTTGTCGTTTTCCATTTGATCCATTAATAAAGTATTATGATCGTGAATAACCGACGATATTTCTAGTTTAATATCTAGTGCTGATGCGTATTTAGTAATCATGTGAACCTCCAAGTTAACAATACCAAACTAACAAATGGTACTGATAAGTCAACAAATCATTTACAAATTTATTGGTGACAAAAACCTAAAATCGGTTTAAAGATAAAGAACCACACTAAAAAAGTGTGGCTCTTAGGGTATGTAACAAACACAAATGGAGGTTCACGAATGTTACAAAAAATTGATACCATATTTAATATTTTGAGGCAAGGGAGTATGCAAAAATGTCTCATTATATGACAGCATTGGCAATGAAACAAAAAGGCTTAAAACCAGCTACAAAAATTGTTTTGTATTGGATTGCAGATCACTTTAACCACGACACTGGTGCTTGCTTCCCAAGCCATAAAAGATTGGCTGAATTATGCGAAATGTCTAGGCAATCCGTGATAAACCACATTCAGATACTAAAAGAGCTTAATATTTTAGAAGCAAGCAATAGAATACGAGAAAATGGCTCTAATACATCTTGTGAATATAAGCTGTTAATAGAAAATGAGGATGTACAAAATATAGACACCCCCAGTACAAATATTTTACATGAGGATGTACAATTATTTAACACCAATAACCTAGTAAATACTAACCTTATAAGTGAACAAGATAATTATAGTGATCCCAAAGACAAAGATTATTTTAGTATGTTCTGGGACTACTATCCTAAAAAGGTTGGTAAAACCTATGCAAAAAAATGTTTTTTAAAAGCAATCAAAAATACTGATGCATTTACCATTGTTGATAAAGTTATTCAGTATGCAAAATCGGTTGAAGGTAAAAGCAAACAATTTATTCCTAATCCTGCAACATGGTTAAATCAAGGTAGATGGGAAGATGAGTTAGTAGAGGAACAGCAAACCACTTCTACAGCATATCTTGAAAGTTTACTTACTGATTTTGAAGCTGGTACAGCTATGATTGGGAGCAATAAATGAAATACGAAGAACGAAAAAAAATTGTAGCCAAATGGCTTTTTGACTTTTTAAAAAGATATGAAGCACCGCCACACTTAGACAAAGAAGCAAGCAAAGAAGAAATGTTGCTTATGGTAGAAGATATAAATAGCGAATGTCCAAATACCAATATGAGCGGATTAAATTGGCTTTTAGAAGAAGTTTCAAAATACGTACGAAAAAATCAAAGCTCTCGTAGATGGCCTACAATAAATATGTTTGTAAAAGCTCTTCGAGAAAACAGAGAAAAAATAAAAATTGAAGATTTGGACGTACAAGTAAATGATAATTTTGTACTTGATCCACTTAAAATAAATGCGCGCAGAATTAAAAGCAAAGACCCAAGAGGTGTGCATGATTATTATATAATTGGGAAAGGTGCAGAAGAATTATTGAAAAATAATTTAGTTACAGAAGCAGACTTAGAACCGTTTAGGAAATATTATGGATAATGAAAACCATTTACAAAAAATTTTTACACATAAAAAAAGAAACTTTGTTGTACGAGAAGGCACAAGTGATGCATTTGTGGTAAAAGAAGTTTCGGGAAGCGCGTATAGCAAATTAAAATTATATCCTGATGATGTGTGTTTAGATATTGGTTTAAATATTGGCGTTTTTTCTGTAATTGCATCAGAAAAATGTAAATATGTTTATTCGTATGAACCAGAACCAGAAAATTTCCAACTTGCAATAAAAAATGTTGATTTAAACAAACGTAAAAATGTCAAATTGCATAATGTTGCAGTTATTGGCAATAACGATAAAAAAAGGTTTTTGTCGATAAATAAAAAGAAAAACAAAGGTTGCCATTCTTTAATTCCAAAAAGAGGACGAGGTTCTAAAACAGTAGACTGTATAGAAATAAATAAAATTATAGAAGAAACAAAGCCAACGGTAATGAAAGTTGATACAGAAGGTGCAGAATTTGAAATATTGATGGCAATAAAACCAGAAAATATGAAAAAATTTAGGGAAATTATTTTTGAGTTTCATCATGCACACCTTAACGACATTGATACAAAAGAAAAATATCAAGCATTAATCGGTTTTTTAAAGCCGTTTTTTAAACAAGTACATTATCGTGCCGAAACAAAAGGCGCATGGGTTACAAACGTCTACTGCACAAACGCGTGAGGAAAAAATGACCAAACAAGATAAATGGCCATCTACAAAAATAGTTTTAACAGAAACAAACAAATTAGTTCCATACG